ATAACAACTATATAAACCACATTCAAAAAATTGAACTAATATGGATAGGCAAGTAATATCAATGATACATAAGATTGAAAGAGGTGAGTTGACAGAATTAGATTTGACTTATTTAGTTCAATATATTGCATCTTATTTAGATTTAAGAACAATATCCGATACTGCAAAATTAAGAGGGAAGTCTTTTAATGGAATAAAAAACCATACGGACAAAGTGATGATAGGTACTAAGAAATTTATAATAAACAATAAACATGATTCAAAAGTTAAAAATAACTAATAATTCTTTCCGCCTCCTTGCTATACTGAACGACCAAATTATTTATGAGGAAAAAAAGTTCGATAGTGATGTAGATATGGAAGTTAACCTACGTTCATTTATGATTGATTTATTGGTATTCAATTTAAATTGGTATACTCTTAGGTGTTATGATAATTTTGATAACATGAATTTCCGCCAACAAGAGGCGGTAGATATACTTAAAGCAAGCAATCAATGGTTCAATGAGCATAGAGTTAATCAAAAGCTAATTATAGACGCTTTTCAGAAGGCTAGAACGCATATTGATGACTGCCCTTATAGCTTTGCTGACAGAACAAGAAAAGAGCTTCTAATCGAAGGTTTCGAAGTTATAAAACAATACTTTGATTATGTAGACGAAAGGGATAAGAAAAAATTTGGATAGGTCTAAATTATTCCTATATTTGTAACCCATCACTTTAGCGCACCGGGGTAAGTCCGCCGATGCATAGGTATAAGAGACTTTTTACTGACTCGTAATCAGACACGCTAGAGTGAGGGTATTTTGATAACTGAAAAACTGATAATATGAAGGGTATATTTAGAATGATACCAAGGCTTAATGCCGACTTTAGAGAAATCTTAAGACCTCTTCTTTCTCAAGAGGATTTTAGAAAGTTCCTACTAGATAATATGGACAATGAGCTTATTTTTACCATTGAAAGAAGTACGGATAAAAACGAGAAGATTAGAATGTACGCTTATTTTAATGGTGTTATTGTTCCTGCCTATGTAAAGGTAAAACAGGATATAGGCGAACTGATTAATAAGGCCGATGCTACACTTGAGCTAAAGATTCTTTTTCTTAAGGATATATACATTGACTCAAAGGGTGATGAACACGTTTATGTTAAGTCTCAATCTGATTTAACAAAAGTAGAAATGGTTCAGTTTATTCAAAAGGTTCTTGTTCATTTAGAACTAGAGTACGGTATGATTCCTCCGGATGCTGACAGGTATAAGGAAGCTCAGATTAGTGTAGATTTAAAAAGAGTAATGTTTAAAATTAATTGATATGTCAGAGCTTGCAGGGGATTACCATTTTAAAAATACATTTTGTGTTGAGTATATAGAGGATGATTCAACGTCATTAATTAAAGGTTATTCGTACCGTGCTAGGGAGGGTATTGGTCTATATGAAGGCAAATACTATATATGTGAATTAAATACGTATTACCCTAAAGAATTGTTTAAATTTATTGGATACAGAAAATCAAGTCCTGATTCTCACTACAAAAAATCAGTAGAACCAATAGACATTATAGAAGCCTTTAAACTTAATTTCAACTTAGGAAACGTAGTGAAGTATGTATGTAGAGCTAATTATAAGGAGAATAAGAAAGAAGACCTTAGAAAAGCTTTATGGTATTTAAATAGAGAATTTAATAAAATAGATAATGAGTGATAACAAAACACCACTAGCTAAAGGTGGTAAACTAAAAATGACCAACAAGAATAATTTACCTGAAATTCTTGTTAAAGCTGTATCTCTTGATACTTATACTGGGTTTGGAGACATTAGCGTCACAACGCTTATTGATGCTCCTAGAGTCAGGATGCTAAAAAAGATACATAAGCCTGTTTCTGATGCTTCTGATTTCTTATGGACCACTATGGGTTCAGCAATGCATCAAGTACTAGAATACGCTGAATACGACCAATACGAGGTTAAAGTTCTAAAACAAGCTCAAGATGTTCTAACTAGACATGGAGCAGGTAATGTTTCTGAGTGGATGGAGAAATTCATAAAAGCTACATTTAGTGATAGTATAAATAACGACATTATCCAAGAGAAAAGGTTGAGCATAGAAGTTAATGGATGGGTTTTGAGCGGTCAGTTTGACTTGTATAACATAGGTAAAAAGTTACTTAGTGATTTTAAAATGACTTCCGCCTATTCTTATATGCACAAGGAATTCCACGAGAAATACATCAAACAATTATCTATATATGCTTATATGCTTAGGGAGCATGGTTATGAAGTGGAAGCTGCTGAGATTATATTTCTATTCAGAGACTGGTCTGTTAGTGCTTCTAGAAGGAGTAAAGACTATCCTAAAACTCAAGCTTTATCAATGGAATTAGAGCTAATGTCTCATGAAGAAACAGAAGCTTTTATTAAAAAGAGAATAGCACTTCATCAAGAGGTTGAAGAGAGTGGTGTGATGCCTAATTGCACTCCTAGTGAGATGTGGTCTACTACTGACCAGTATAAGATATACAAGAAGTCAAAAGGTGTTGTTCAAAAGAGATGTATATCTGGAGGTATTCATCTCATCCTTCTTATGAGTCAGCTGTTGCTCATAGAGCTAAACTTGAAAGGACTATGCTTGATGAACTTGTTATTAAATATTTTCCCGCCGAAAGGAAGCGGTGTACGTTTTATTGTGCTGCTAGAGATTTCTGTAGTCAGTATAAAGAACACTTAGAAGAGATAGGTAAAAATAAATAATTTATAAAAAGATAAAATGAAAGAAGTAATAAGATTAAACAAGAAAGAAGAAAATGAAAAACCAGTTGAGTTTTTAGAAGTTTTATTAAATGGAAAATGGGTTGTGGCATATTCTTTTCCTGATTCCTTCGACTACGTTTTATACAGAGAAACGATAGACGGCTTAGATTATTTTATCACTTGGAATAAAGGACATATAGCAATCTTTGAATACAGAGGACATTTAAACTCAGGAAAATATTAAACTATGAAAGAACATTTTGAATATAAAGCACACTTATCTAGGTTCAGGAACAGTTAAAATAGTAATAGATAATTATTTAAAAGAAAGAGAATAGTATGGAGGATTTAAAGTTACTTAGCGTAAAAGCAAAGAACTTCCAATGCTTAGAGCAAAAGGAAGTAATTGTTAATGGTAAATCACTACTTGTGATTGGTAAAAATGGCTCAGGTAAGTCAGCTCTTATGAGGATTATGAAGTCAGCTTCTAATGTCACACAAATGCCTGATAAGTCAATTAAAGAAGGGGAAGACTTTGCTGAGATTTCCGCCACTTATGGCAATGAAAATGAATCGTACACCTATACGGTTTACTTTTCTCCAGAGCATCAAAAAGGAAGGTTAGTAGTGAAAGATGCTGAAGGGAATCAAATTACAGGAACAACAGCTCAAAGGTCATTATTAGGAGATTTTACATTTGACCCTTTTGAGTTTATCCGACTCGGCCAGACTGCTTCAGGTAAACCTTCCAAACAAGGAGTTAGAGAGCAGATTGAGATATTGAAGGAATTCTTAACTGACGATGAAAGAAAGACTTTAAACGCCTTAGATGATGAGTATACTGAGCTTTATGATGAGCGAACTATGATTAATAGGGAGTTAAAGGCTAATGAAATAGAAGCTGAAGGGGCAGACATCACTCAGGAGGATTTAGCTAAATATGAGAATGACAGAATGGCAGAGGAGCAAGAAATCATATCTAAGATAAGCAAAGCCTCCACAGATGCTTCTAACTACTCAAGAGTAGAAGACGGTGTTGTTAATGCTAAAAGTAGAATAGAGCTCCTTAAAAAGGAAATAGAAGAGCTTGAGGATAAGGTTAAAAAGGGAGAAGAATGGTTGTCTAAAAATGAAAAGCCAGATATTGAACAATTAAACGAACAACTAACTGAAGTAAGGGAATACAATTCTAAGTATAACTTTATTAAAGAGAAATTATCTCTTATTGGTAAAATAAGGGAGAAAAGGTCGAGAGCCGGGGAGGCCACAAACAGACTTGATGAAATCAAGAAAGAGAAGAAGGGGGTTATAGCGAATTCAAATCTTCCGATTAAAGACTTAACATTTGAAGATGATAAGGTACTGTTTAAAGGTCTCCCTCTCGACTTTGACCATCATCCTAAGAGCCATGTTATAAGTATTGGAGTTCAGATTGCTATGGCTAAAAACCCAAGACTTAAGACAATATTTGTTGATGATGGGTCTCTTCTAGATGAGGAAACTATGTCTTGGATATTTAAGAAATGTGAAAACGATGGTTATCAATTAATCTGTGAAATGGTTGATTGGAAAGCAGATGAATTGCATACTGAATTTATTGAGAATTTTTTAGGTGAGTAACAGTGGAAGGGTGAAAGCAAGGAGTGGACGCTAAGTGAGTATCCCTTTTATAAAATGAAACAGAAATATGGTTGATATTTATGAGATAAAGGTACTAAATACAGAGATACATTTTTTCAAGCCATTTACAGAGGATGAATTACAATTAGCTAAGATATTAAACTTCAAAGTAAAGGATGGTCTTCATGTTGTTACAGATGTTAGATACGCCTCCCCGGAGGCTACATTTTACTTTTTATCTAAGGCTTTTTCCCGCCTTTTATATGATAGCTCGAAACAAGCTTTTTTAAGAGAGATTTATGACCAACTTGGATTTGCTTACAAAAAGTGGAGAAGAGATTGGGAAGACCATTACAAGCCTTATGAATTGTATGACAATGTAGGTAAAAAACTAATGGAGCATCAGGTTGATTGTGTGTGGAGAGCTACGTATAAACAGTATAATTTATTTGCACTTGGAATGGGTAGTGGTAAGTCTTTAACAGCGGCAACGATATCTAAATTATTCAAAGTACCTAGAACTTTAATTATATCACCATCACTTGTGAAATGGAATTGGATAAAGGATTTGTCTGATGAGTTTGGTTTTGATGAACACACATTTACCGTTTTAGATGCTAAGAAAAGCATGAAAGCACTTATTGACGAGAAATTTGTTATTGTAAATTATGAGTCTATTGCGAAATTTAGAAAGGAGATTATATTTCAAGATGTTCAGCACATTATATTAGATGAAGTACATTATTGCAAAAATCCTAAAAGCCTTAGATTTAAGAATGTAAAGATGATTGTTGACCATTTTCCTAAAGCTAGAGTTACACTTCTTACTGGTACTCCTATTACAAATAGAGTTACTGATTTATTTTCATATCTAAAGCTATGTAGAGTTCCAGTTCTTAGTACATCTCAGTTTAAGTTTAAAGAAAGATATGCTAAAGTTTTAGGTAGAAAAGTTGTTGGTGTTAGGAATATTGAAGAGCTTAGAGGTAGGCTATCTAATTTTATGATTAGAAAGAAGACTTCTGATTGTATTGACCTTCCGCCTGTTCGTCATAAAAAATGCTACGTTACAGAGAATATTAAGGGAGCTAAGGAGTACTTTGACGTTATGGAAGAGACAAGAGATGCTAAGCTTAAGATTGACGAGTTAAAGCCTCAATACGAAATGTTAAAGGCCGAAGGTAAAAACGTTGATGCTAAGTTATTGCAAAGAGAAATGTTTGTGTTGAAAGGAAAGGCTAAGAACAACATTATAACATTGAATAAATTATGTGCTATATCTAAAGTTCCGTCAGCAATAAAGATGATTGAGAATCTTATAGACGAAGGAGAGAAGGTTATTATCTTCTCGCAATTCAAAGACCCTTTATTTAAGCTTAATTATAAGTTTATTGATAAATGTGTTTATATTGATGGTTCTGTGTCTGCTTTAGATAGGCAGAAAGAAATAGAGAAATTCAAGAAAGACCCTAAAAAAATGGTCTATATTGCACAAATCGTAGCCGGAGGTATTGGGGTAAATCTAGTTAATAGTGCTAATGTATTGTTTCTGGATTTACCTTTTACTTCTGATAAAGTTGAACAAGCATTCCAAAGAGCTGTTCGTAAAGGGCAAACTAGAGAGGTGAATATCAACTACCTTATTCTTAACGATAGTATTGATGAGAAAATATTTAAACTTGTCAAAGGAAAGGCTAAAGATATTAGTGATGTTATTGATGGAGGTAACTCTGATACTGATTTTAGTAAAATAGAAGATGCTCTACTTGATGAGCTATTTGGTGACAAACAAACAAAAGGATTTAAAAAGGTATGATTAAAATAAATAAAACAACATTATCTTCCGCCCTTCAATTAGTTGGAGGAGCTATCAGGAAGAACCCACAAATTCCCATATTGGGAACAATTTACATTAAAACTGAAAACGAAACATTATTATTTAGGGTTTCCGACTCAGAAACTCAAGCAGAGTTTAAGTTTAAAGTAGAGGGTGATGATTCTTATGAGTTCTGTGTTCCATCTCAGATTTTCATATCAACAGTAATGAAGGCTCAGGGAGATGATATAGAGCTTACTTATAAAGAACGT